GCCGCGTCAGGAATTTTCAAGGTGGCCAAGATGCGCTCTTCGACCTTTCGCAGGTCGTACAGTTGCGGCAGCAACGACGCTCGCTGCGCCACGGCCTGCACCTGCGCAAAGCGCTGCGCCTCACTGAAGATGTTCGGGTCGGAGACCGGCACGACATCCATCGGCCCGTCAAAGTCTTTGCGAGACGCAATCTCGCTTCCGATCTCGGCCTCGACGTCCTCGTCGTCCAGATACATGCCGTTCAGGCGGTGCAGGATGCGCAGCATCCGGCCCATGGCGGCGTGCAGTCGGGCGTGGATGGCAGAGAATACCACCATGCCCTGCTCGATCTTGGCCAGTGTCGTGCCGACGGGTACATTCTGGTTCCCGTCCGACATGCTGTCCATGGTCGTGCGGACGACGCCCTTACCGGCGTCGACCAAGAACCCTAGCAACTGGAACAGGACCGCCGACGGCTGATTGAACGGCAGCGGCATGGCGATCTTGCGCACGTCGTCGACGTTCAGACCGCCCTCGATCTCCATCACCTGCGTCGGCTGGATGTCCAGCGACTGCCCGCCGCGCGAGCCGCCTTTTAGCTTGAGCATGGTCTGCGAGTTAGAAATATGCGCCGCGTCCAGCAGCGCCCGCAGTGACCCGGTCGCGGCGGCAGAGATGCCGCCCAGCATGTGAATAATACCGATGGGATACGCGCCGCGCCACGGCACAAACGGGAACTCTACCAGCCACTGCAGCTCTTCGCGGCTCTCGTCGTCCTCGTCCCAGTTCCGATAGATTGCCAGCACCTGCGAGGACGACTTGTCCACCGTGATGATGTATGGCGCGGCCCCGACGTCGTCCTCGACCTCCGCCGTAGCGTAAATCTCGAACACCGTCCGCAGGCCGTCCTCATTGTAGGACGTGCTGTCGCGCCCCTCGATCTTGTTGTTCGCCTGCTCGGCGCTCGATCCTTCTGGTGCCTCACCCGGCGACGTCAGGTCCACGTCTCGGTACATGCCGCTCGCGACGCGCTCGGCATAGTCCAGCGCCGTCAGGTACTGGACGTGGGTCTTGCGTTGCGCGGTGTAGAAGTTGGTCGCCGCATACGGCAGGTAGATGTCGTCTATCGCCACGAACAGGAAGTTGGGCCGGTTGCGGCTCTCGTTCCACGTCACCTTCATGTACTGCGCGCCGCCCAGCGGCACCTGCGTCAGCAACTGCTCCAGCTCGGAGCGAAACTCCTGCGACTGGGTCGTCAGTTGCCAGTTCATGTAGTCGGTCTTGCGCATCGCCTTGGCGGCGCGCTCTTTCGTCAGCTCCCCAACGATCTTGCTCTTGACCGGCCCGTCTGCCGGGAACAGCTCCTTGATCGCCCGAGACGAGAAGTCCACGCAGACTTCCGTCAGCATCGGATGCACGACCCGCGACGCGCCTTGGAACTGCGCGCCGCCCGGCGCGTCGTCCCCTAGCCCAGTACGACGGATGCCCTCCTCGTACTGCTCGTCGCGCTTCTTGCGCGCCTCGCGGTCGCGGCCAATCAGGTCCAGATAAGTCGACGCCAGCGACTTCAGGTCGCTCTCGGGCAGCGTCTCGGCAAGATTAGCCAGAAACTCGCTGTCTGAGGCGCGCTCGTCGTCGTCCAGCGTGACTATTGCGCCGCCGTCCTCAGTGTCGACGACATCCGGCGTCTCTTCGTCGTCCATTTCGACGTATTCGCCTTCGGGCAGCTCTTCGTCTTCCATCAGGCGCGCATCCTACGGAGCAAGGCGGGGTACAAGTTCTAACACTCGTCGTGTAAACGGGCAAATTCACGCCGCATAGGGATTAACGCGGGGCCGTCGCTCTTCGCGCTCGTCCTCTTGCGCCCCTCGTTTCGGCATCGGCGTATTATGCAGCAGGTTCTTGTCCATCATCAGCCGCATGGCCTGCGTGGTGCTGTCCACATAGTCGTCATGCCGGATGGACCCGCTCCCGGTGAACGAACAAAGCTGCGCCAGCACCGGCTCGATCCACGTTTTCGGCTTCCCGGCGTTTTTCTCGCTCTCCGGCAGCCACACCTGACCCCGCGCAAAGATGTGCGACACCATATGCAGCCGCGTCAGCTTGTCTGCCCGACCCGGATTGTAGGCGTAGGCCGTAATGCCCTCACGATCCAGCATCTGCCGCAACGAGATGCCGCTGCCCTTGTCCTCGATCAGCAAAATGTCCGGTTTTCGGCCACTCGCCGCCATTTTGGCCGAGCCGATCATGGGTTTTATGAGCGCATTGTCCTGATCGTCGCCGTACGCGACGGTCAGCTCCTTCTTGACCCGCTTCATCAGGTCCGGCAGGCCATATTGCTCCGCCCAGCAGTCCAGCAGCAGCACCTGCCGCTTGTCGTCGTGCCAAAATACGCCCCAGACCGTGCAGGCGGAGCTGTCCGCGTCAAATGTCCGCTTATTCAGGGTCTTTTCGGTGAACGCCGTGTCCAGCGACATGATAATCCAGTCGAAGGACGGCAGGGCCTTGGCGCTTGGCCACAGCTTGAACCAGTTTCGCGCAATAATGCCGCCCTCTTCCGCGTCGATTAGCTCGCCCATCAGCTCCTGACGCCCGAGTTGCGTGCCCTCGTACTGCGTCAACTGCTCAAAGAACGATTTTGGGAGGTGGTCCTTGTTCTCGTAGGTCGAGCCGGTCGTAATGACCCGCCCGCTCTTCTCGCTCACCAGTTTGCGCACCAAGTCTTTCGGCTTGGGCGTCGTCGTCCAGACGACCTTCGGCAGTGGCCCGAGACGCAGGCCCATCATGGCCATGTCCCACGTCTCCTCGCCCTTCGTCCACGCGCAGTTATGGGTCAGCAAGCCGTTGGCGAAATACTCGTGCGCGCCTTCAACCTCGATGTTGTAGACCGCCTCCCTGAGCCCCGTCCGCCTTACGCCGAGAACGGTACACGTAGCCGCAGCGCCGGGAGCAACAGCGCGAGCGGGGGTCGGCGGCGCGGTACTCTGATGCGCAAACCACGCAGCTTCGAGCCCTAGGCACTCTCGGTTTTTGTCCTGCGGGCGCGCGTTTGCGCGGCACGTACCGAGCGCGCCAGCCGCACCGCTGGCTACAGTATGTGGCGACAGTGGCCGTCGAGCCAAACACGCTTCCGCAATGCCCGCACACGCGCTCGTCAGGCTGCTTGCGGCCCCACTGAGCCAACGCCGCAGCTCGAAGCTCTGCTGTCGAACGCGCGACGAAGCCGCGCGGTTCGTGCTGGCGAACGTGGTCTGACCGGGAGAGCGCCTGAAGGTTCTCAAGCGCGTTGTTGCGCTTGTCGCCGTCGAGATGGTGGACATCGACGTTCGGGCCAAGCGGTCCATGTGCCGCAAGATATTTCTCGCGGTGGAGAAGACGCCCTTTTCGATTTCGATAGTAGTCTCGGTAGTAGTACCAGAACTGGCCGTTCCACTCGACGCGCGGTGCATGTCCCATACAAGAAGTTTATGCCCACGCAGGAGCATGTGCAACGGCAAAAACCCTTCGCCTTCGACCCATACCGGATGGCCTGCCGTTCCGCGCAGCGTCCGCCCGTCTGACGCCACCACCTCCCACGTCTCGGCGCGGTCGCTGGTCTTCCACGCCCGCACAACGCGTCTGGCGCCCTCGCGGGTCATCACAACATCGCCGTCCCTGAACTCGGATATGCGCTTGCGCCCCGTTGGGATTTCCACATAAGTATCTGATACTAAACACAATTCGTCGCCCCATAGCCGAGCGAACTGTGGCCCCCGCAGACGCTCCGGCTCCTCGGCGCTGAACCCGCGAATAATGGCAGGCTTCCCGTTCTCGGTCAGGATCGTGATGATCAGGTTGGTCTTGTTGTAGTCCATTACCAGTTCCGGCGGCACGATGCTCAGCAGCCCTGCCGGTCCCTCGAAGCACGTGTGCCGCACGTCGTTTAGCGTAGGCGCAATGACCGCCGACGGGAACGCCAGCGGATCGAAGTAGGCATCGGAGGCCAGCCAGTGCGCGCCGGTCAGCGTCTTGCCAAACCCACGTCCCGCGAGCAGGCCCCACTCCGTCCAGTCGCCGTCCGGCGGTTCCTGCTTTTCCCGAGCCGTAGCCGCCCACTCAATTTGCCACTTGATTGCTGCCACCTTCTC